AAACGATTGCACTGTTTGTATAGGTTCCTGATGAGTGGGAAAAACGCATACCGTTTTGAGAGGAAGGGTCAAAGCTGATATGGGTCTTGTTTCCGGCGGCTACTGTCGTCCCCACCAGCAAGTTCCCGCTGCTGTCGATGCGCATGCGTTCGGAGCCTTGAGTTTGAAAAATATGTGGATCAATGTTTGTGCGGTATGTAATCCCGCCAGTTCCATCTCCATCCATATCAAACATAATTGATGCGGTGTTGCCAGTGAAACTTCCCCCACCAGTCATGCCAATCCCGAAACTGCCAGTTTGCGAACGATCTCCAAAGCTAATGCCGTCTCCGTCACTTAGAGATATCTGAAGTTTTTTCGCAGGCGAACTCGTCCCAATACCAACCCGTCCGATGCTGTCGATGCGCATACGTTCTGCGCCGTTGGTCCGCACAAAAAAGTTATTACCAGCGGTTGTGCCTATTTGGTCATCATCATCATTGCTACCAGTATTTACAAAAGAAATTGTAGCCGTGTCTCCATCCGTATGGTGGAATGTCGCTGCAATTTGCTGTGTCCCACGAACATCTAGCTTCCTACCCGGCGAACTCGTCCCGATCCCAACGTTCCCGCTGCCAAGGACAGTTAGTGCGTTGGCATTGTTAAGCGTTGATAGAGACAACAGGTCGGCCGCTGGACTTCCCGATGGGGTGTACTCCCAAGTATAACGATCAGATCCATCTTGCGCTTCAAAAATAAGTTTTGGGCTATTAGGGCCAACTGTGCTGCCCCTGAGAGCAAAAGTGGCTGTAGATGTCCCATCACCTACTTGAAGTGCAGACGCAGGCGAACTCGTCCCAATCCCCAAACGCTCAGCACTCGCATCCCATGTTAGCTTTGGGGTTGTCCCCGTATCTTCATAGAACTGAATATCGCCGTTGTTGGCAATGATCATACGCGAATTTGTAGAGGTGCTATCGTTGGTTTTGAATGTCAAATTTGAGGCAGACGTTGAAATGTCAGCTCTCGACGCTTGAATTTCAGCCACAGAGTTCTGAGTACCCACCTTCTGCGTGAAAGAAAGGGTTGAGGTGGTTCCCGTGTGGGCCATTGAAATAGTGTTATTGTCCACAGTCAGCCCATCGCTGGTGATCGTGCCGTTTACATCAAGAGCAGTTGCAGGCGCACTCACCCCAATACCCACCCGGTTATCCGTGCTGTCCACATATAGGGTGTCGGTGTCTACGGTCAGCCCCGCAAAGGACGGGCTGTCAGTCGTGGCAACGCCTTGGTCCAAGCCCTTTACAGACGCCTCGGAGGTCAATTCACTGTCCATCAAGGCACCAGCGGCAGTCACGTTGGCCGTGTCGGTTACGTCTGCACCAGCCTCGATGCCGTCCAGCTTGGAACCGTCAGCGGCTACATCCCGGCCATTGACCGATGCAAAAGTAACGTCATCCGTAGTGGCAACGCCCTGGTCCATTGCGTCGGTCTTGGTAATCGACGCATTGATCTTTGTCCGAATGCTGCTGCGCTGTTCGCCGTCGTTAAGTGTAGCCATGCTGCAATCCTCTTGCCTTGCCGCACATTAACACGGCAAGGGATTTGGGGGAAGGGTTAGGGGGTTATGTCAGGGCAAGTCGTCGGAATGCCCATAAGTGCATTGGCGCGGCTTTCGCCGCCACGATCTAGAACATTGGGGAAATACAAAACGCCATCCTCGGTTTCAGCATAGACGCCCGAAACGAAAAGCCCGCGATTGACAAACTCCAAAGCAATCAGACGCGCTCGTATTTCGTTTACATCGCCGACGGCATAGACCGCGCCCGACTTCGGGTCATACGAAACTTCATCAACGCCCCACACATTTGCAAGCGAAGCGTCTACGGCGTCCACCGCGTCGCGCACATATTGGCAAACCGCCTCGGGCGTTCTGTCGCCAGTGTATTCCTGCGGCGAACACGCGACCGCGATGGACAAACCCAATGCTGCAACTGCGTATTTCATAGCTATCTCCTCATAGTGAAATCAAAGCTGGCACCTGCACAACGCCGCTAAATGACGTAGGCGCACCACTGACACCTGTTGCGATAATGCGCACAAACTGGAGACGCGGTTGATACACATTTGCACTAGATCGCCTAAGCCCAGCGCCATAGAGCGCCACATCCGTTGATCCAGATGCGACATACTTAGCCCGAAATGCCGTCGAAGGGAGGTGAACCCAATCTCCTGAAGCGGTAATATCAACCGAAGTGCTATTGTCAAAGTCAATTTCAGCAACATATTGGTCGTCAATCGGCACCATGTCATAGCTGGAACTGAATACCATGTTGCCCGAAGCGTCAAATATCTCCATGCCGTAGCCGCCTAAAGAAGGACGCCCGCTAATATTTTGCGCCTCTCGCACTTGCAGCGATGACTCGCCAGATAATATTTTTCCGTTTTCTCCAGTGAGCAAAATGCTAGGATTAGGCATTTTGTAGAAAAGCGGAGTGGCACCGACGCAAGCGTCATACTCATACCATGAATGGTCAGGGGATGTCGTGCCGGAAACGGTTGTTTCATTGACCAGAGAGTAGATGGGCAAGCTGTCGTCTATGACGATCTCGCCATTGTCATTCTCGGCCAAGAAGCCGTAAGACATTACCGCACCCTCCACACCATTAGGTAAAAGTCCGTGGTGGTCGGAATGCTGGTGTAGGAAATGGCGTTTTCAGTCCATGTGATGTCGGAGCCGTCAAACGTGAGTTCCGGCGGTGTCTTCCCGTCATTGATCTCTAGCGCAAGAATTGAATTGCTGCTGGTAAACCCGGAAGGTGCAGTATCAGTTCCAGACGCGGTTGATTTCAAAGACCGATACGCCAACTGCGCGGACCGAAGCCCAGCGATTGACTCAAAGCCGTTAGCCGTTCTGATCTCCATGCCATACGCCATCAGGACAAGTCCCCAATCTTCACACGCAACACGTTGTTGTCATAGATCAATATCTTGTTATCAACAATCTCAACACGGTCAGCCGCAGTCTCATCCGAGATAGCAATCTGCGCCGCAGTAACAGACCCCGTGACTAACAGATCACCGTCAATCACTTCCTCTTGCTCATTCCAGCTATCCGCCGGGGTCGCGCCGGAACCTTCTTCGTATATCCAGACAGACTGTGCGGTCGGATTTGCAATGGTGCCGGTGTAGAACCAAGCGCGGTCAAAATCCACAGGATCGCCAATGGCATTGGTAAAGTCCGTGTGAGCGCCAGACGAGGTCGTCGGCAGTGTGGTGACGCCGATGTAATAGGTGCCGCCACCGCGCGTCTCAGCGCCCGCCTGCGTGGTCGCAGATGCAACCGCGCTTTCGGCGCTTTCATTGCCTGTGTAATCCAGCGCCGTGACCCAATAGTAATAGGTCGTTTCATCGTCCAAGGCGCTTTCGGCAAAGCTGTCAGCCGCCACGCGGCCAACCAGGCTTGCCGTGCCAAAGTTGTTCGAACCGTTGCGATATACCTTGTATTGGAACAAGTCCTTTAGGTCGCTGCCATCGGTGTTCTGCGTCGGCGCATCCCACGAAAGCTGGATTGCGCCCTGGCCACCACTCGCCGTGACGTTGCTTGGCGCATTGGGCGTGGTGCCGTCATCGCCGGTTGAGACTGGCGACACAGACGACGCAAACGGCGACTTGACGCCGAACCCGTTGACCGCCCGCACCCGGTAATCATAAGACGCACCGCTGATCGCCGGGGCGAGGTAGAACTCGGTCGTGCGAATGGTTGTCGAGTTCCAGTCGCTGTCGGTCGATAGCTTCCACTGGAAATCAAACTGGTCCACTAGTTCTTCCTCGGAGGTGGACCAGCTAAACCTGATCTGCGGAACGGTCGTGCCGTCATTGTTGACGGTCGTGCCGATTACCGCAGCGTTTAGACTTGGCGTCGGGACATCAAGCGCCGAAAGCAGGCTGCTATTGTTCGCAATGATTGCCGTTTCTTCGGCGTTCCAGTCAAACGCGGCTTCGCTGGTTTCTTGCAGCGACAGGTGGACACGCGGTGCGCCGTTCTCGGCGGACTTCAGTTGCCACCCGACAACCTCAAACTCTTTCTGCGTCCAGCCATAGCGTTCATTGCTGAAGGTGATGATGTCGCCCACTTCAACGTCAAACGCTTTGAGGCTAAAGTCCGCGTCCATCCTGATCTGCTCACGGGCGCGGTAGAGCGTCAGCTTGGCAAGCCGCTGGGCTGTCGCGGCGCTCGTCGTAAACGGCAACTCAAGATCAAGCGCCTGCTCCTCGCCGCCGTCCTCGGTCTTGAAAACGCTGCTTTCGATCTGCGGGTAATCGACCGTGATCCAGTCCTGGTCGCTGTCGTTAAACGTGCCCCGCACTGTGTTAAAAAGGTCACGCGCGTTGGTGCGCGGGCTAACGCTGATCGAGCCGCGCAGATCGTCCAGCGTGAAGTTCTTGACCGGCGCGGAGTATGCACCCGGAATCAGCTTCCAGTCGCCCATGCCCCAGAACAAGGTGCCAGCGCAGCACGTCACCATTTTGTTCAGCACGTCACCGTGAGGCGTGTTCGCCTGCACGATGCCATTCATGGTGTATTTCTTTTCGGTGCCGCCGACCGACAAGGGCACGTCAATGTCGCATTCGTTTGCCGCAGCCTGGAAGGCCACGTCGTCAACATCGCTGTCGTTTAGGCCGTATGCGCTGGTCAGGTAGTCGCGCAGGCACAAGGCCGGATTGTCGCTGTATGCCGTCGTGTCTGTGCGCGGATCATAGACCTTCTTGCCCTTTACGACTGCCGTAATGGTCGGCAGGCCGTTAGCAAACACGTCCTGATCGTATTGAAAGCGGACATAGATATAGGCGATGTTGTAGCCGACAAAGCTGCTGTCGATCTGCGCACTTTCGCTCAGAAGGTTTGCATCGGCGGTCGTCTGATCGCCTAGATGCTTTTTAATGCGTATCTTGTTGTCCCACTTGCCGCCAACAAATCCGCCCCCGCTTAGCGATACCACCTCATCATTGATGTAGATGTCACCAATTTCCTCGACCTCGTGCCCCGCCAAGGCAATGACGCGGTGCAGATACTTGTTGTCCTCTCCGGTCACTTCATCATACACAACCGTTCCGCCCTTGCGCACCTGCCCATAGACGAAATCATGCGGCATTATTGCGCCGCGCGTGTTGACCAGGATTCCGCCGCTGTTGAGACTGGAAAAGTCCGGCTTGGGGGCAAGGGCGTTTAACGCCCATGATGTCACAGAGGTCACAACTAGATAAGTTGCGGCTTGTATTAAAAGAACGCCAACCGTTGATGTAACGCTCAAGCTCGCAGCAATACTGGCACCAATGCTGATAGGATCACGCGGGGCGCGTTCCCATTGGCGGACATGGCGCAGAACGTTGAAAGGATGGTTATTCATTTGGATCGACCCACCCATTCTCAATATCGGTCAGCGGCATAAATACCACACCTTCCGCACCGACAAAAGCGCCGCGCCGCCCGGTGCAGATACCCAAGGCAACGCCAGTCACCCAGCGCCGCGACCGCCGCGTGGTAATCAGCGCACCCGCTGGGGGGATATGGTCCACTCTTGTTAGACGCCCGTCTAACAAAACTTCCAGCGCGTGAAAGCCATACTCCTCACGCATCGCATCCCGACCCAAAGGCTTGCCGTTGCGCATATACCGCTCAAGAAGATCATCCGCCCAACCATGCCCGTGCATCCTGTGCCAAGCAGTATTGGTAAACGTCAGGCAATCGTGAACGCCCCACTCAAATGGCTGATCGGCCACTTCCTTCAGATAGGCGGTTAGCTGCTTTTCCGGCCCCATGCCACGTCCTTATCCTGTAGGTCAGCGACAAACGAAAAGAACGTATCGCCAGGGTGCCGCGTTTGTTGGCTTTCATGCGTGTAGCGCCGATTGCTGGCCTCGTTCAGCCGAACCAGCTTGCTATCGACCGACAAGCTAACCGTGGCCGTCTGACCATCGTCCTCAAACGGAATGGTGTTTGCATAGCCGGTCCAGATTTGCTGGGCAAAGGTGACGCGCGTCCCGTCATCGTTCCAATAGGTGTCGTCGTCCCAGAACGTCGCATCGTCCCAAGTCGCGCCAAGCCCGTCCGAGGGAACTGTGGCGCCGTAATACACCCGCACCTTGCGATTGCTAATCGGCTCGGTCAGCGCCAGCGAAAGCACCGTTTCATCTAGCCCGCTCAGGCTGATCGTGATCGACTTGGCCGACAGGTCATTGACTTCCTCAAAGCCCGAGAAGCCCAGAAGGTTGCCAGCGCCGATGAAGGTGTTGCCGTCAATCGTGATCTCGCCATAGCCCGTCCACAGGCGCAGCGGCCCTTCATCCAGATCAAGCTGGGCGGCAAAGAACGGCTGAACTTCTTTTTCTTCCAGCAGGTCTCTTAGAGTGGCGTCAATGTTGCGGCTCATATTGCCTCCATTGCGCCGAAGGTGATGCCGTAGATGCTGGCCTCGTTGATCGACCAAGCCTGCTCGTTGCTGGCAAGCCGGAACACACCAACCGTGTTGCTCAAGGTCGCTGACTCAGCCGTAACATCCCGCCGAAGGTGCGGCCAGATTTCCAAGTTGCCCGTGCCATCCTGATCTTGCAGCACCTTATGCAGCGTGGCGCTGGATGCCGAGCCAAGCTGGATATAGTCACCAGCCAGAAGCGTTCCCGTCATGGTGACAGACAACGTGCCGCTGCCGGTCGTGCCAGTCACGGTTGCCGAGGTCGCCGTGCCGCGTGGCGTCGCGCAAAGCGGGTCGCCAAGCAGAAAGGTTTTTGCCCTGCCTCGCAGAGAAAGCAGCCAAGCAAGCCACACCTCCGCATCCGACCGGCGCATCGGCGGCAAGGTCAGGTCAGCCTGCCACATCTGCCCGTCATACTCATAAGACGTGCCGCCAAACGTGAATGGCGACATGTCATAAGCCGTGGCACTCACGGCCCGCAGTTCAACGTTGCGAATGCCCGTGTGCGAGGGAAGGTCACGAGGGTATGAAATCGCCATCAGAATGCCCTTCCGTAGCTACCGCCGCGCAGCTTTGCATCCGCCACCGCCGCCTTCGCGCTGTCGGCAATCTGCGGCATGAGCGACTTGATTTCCGTGCGGACAGTCTGCGCAACGCCAGTGCTGACGTTGATGGTCTGGTTGACCGTGACGCCGTTGCCGTTGCCCATCTGGTTGTTCGGCACGATATGGCCGCTGCGGCTCGGCACAAACAGTTCCGGCCCCTTCTCGCCCACCATATACGGCTGCTGGCCGGTCACAGGGCCACCCATGGCGCGGCGGCCCGCAAGAGCGCCAGGAAGCTCGCTGATGACCGTTGCCGCCTGCCCAGAAGATAGGCCCGGACCCGCAAGGCCGCCAATCGCGCCTTCAATAAATCCAGTGATCTTCTTCACGACGAAGACGCGGTAAAGCTCTTTGATGATGCTGGCGGCCATGCTGCGGAATGACTCTGCGACCGTCTTGGTGCCATCAACCGCCGACATCATCGCATCCTCAAAGCTGCCCGCGATGCTCTTGCCCAAAGACTGCATCTTTTCTTCAAGCGGCGTAAGCTGTTCAATGGCTTCCTTTAGGTCGGTGTTGACGGCTTCTGCAATCTGCCGCGCCGCGCCAGAGCCAGCACTTCCTGTGTCTGTGAGCGCCTTCCTCAATTTCCCGAGTTGCTCAAGCCGTTGCTGGTTAGCTTGGAACACCTCAGCTTCAGCGTCAATCTGGTCAGCGATTGCTTGTGCTTGCGCAATGGTAACAGCCTCAGTCGCGTTCAGTTCAAGCTCACGGCGCTTTCTGAACGCTTCAACGCTGGCATCAAGCTGACCCGCCCCAGATGTAAGCGCGTCAATTTCTGCCTGAAGAATTTGACCACGCTCACGCATACCAGCCAAAGCACCAGGAGCGGCGGCGAGTGCGCTTTGAACGGCCAGGGCTGATTGCGCTGCATTGGAAAGCTCAATGGAAAGCAGCCTCGCAGACTTGGCAGCTTCGTCGGTAGAGCCGCCTGCATCGTCAACGGAATCACCCATTTCCTCCGCATCTTGACCCATGCGGTCGAAAATACCCTGCTGGTCAAGAAGAGAAACAAGTCTATTTGCAAAGTTCTCCATCGGGCCTTCTGCGAGGCCATCCAAGTGGGCATTCATTGTTGCAACAGACCTTGAAAGCTCTTCAAAGCTGTTGGCCCTTTTTATCTCTTCCAAGTTGTCCAAGAATATCTGGAAGTTCCTAATGGACATCCCAGTTTCGTCTTGGAAGTCTTCTGCGTCGTCAAGCGCATCCATAAACGCCATTCTCGCACCTGCGCTGGCGTTGCCCAACTTCAACATTTCTTCATAGTTGGTGCGAATTGCTTCAGTGATCCTGTCAAACTCATCTTCCGTGTCCTGAAGCGGCTTGCCCGCTTCAGAAAGAAGATCAGAAATAGACTGCTGGAATGTCTCTAGCCTCACTTGATCCAAGCGATCTACAAGCGCCTGAACATCAGCCTCCGCATCGCTAAATGTTTTGCTGAGGTATAAATCAAATTGCTCTCCGACAAGCTGGGCATTGTCACCAAGTTTGCTTAGAGCAGACGAAAGGCTGACAACTGGCTTCTCAGCTTCTTCTGACGCAGAACTAGCCTTGCTAATCGCAACAGACACGGCGGAAAAGATTGCGACCGCAGCACCCAGAACAGCGCCGACCGGCCCAAAGATGCCAAGCAACTGAGAACCCTGCTGGCCGAAAGCCTGCATCTTGTTGGTGCCATTGGCGACCTGAACCGCAAAGTCACCAACTTGGAAACCGGCCTGCTGAAGCGCACCCTTGGCCCACTTGTTCGTTGCGACAGAGGTCGCATTATATTGCCTAGCATGAGTGGAAATCGTGCGGTTTGCCGCCTTCACCTGCCGGTCAACACGCGAAATCTGCTGCTGGACCTTTTGGAATTGAGGGACAGCGTTGCCGGTGACGTTAAACCGAAATGTAAGGTCTTCAGTTGCCATCGGCCTTCCGCTCCTCAATCACGCTAAAGTATGCGACCCATTCATTATACTCCGAAAGAGATATTTCCTCAATCTCACTGATTGTCTTCCCAAGCCGGTCAGCAAGCGCAATCAGATTAAGCCTGAATGGGTCGCCCTTTAGTTTTTTTCATGCGCCTCAACGCTATCCGCGCCGAAGACGTTCCCGAAAAGACCAGCGATGACACCGACAGGCTCACCCATCAGAACCGCCTTGTCCTCAAGCGTAAACGCCTTTTCGCCTTCTTGCGTTTCGCACTTCAGAATAATCATCTCAACCATTGCCGACATTGAGGCGCTGGTCAGAAAGTCTTTGTGCTTGCGCTGGACCTTTTCAATGTCCCGCGCCGTAACAGGGCCAAAGTAGAGGCGAAGAGGTTGACCCTCCTCGCCCCACTCTTCAACCTCTGCAAAGCTGCGCTCTTGCGCCTGTCGCTTCGCCGCGATCTGCTTTGCAATGCTCATTTAGCAGTCTCCTTATGCAACAGTGTCTTCAGTCAAGGCACCATTGCCCTGAACCGAAATCGACATCTCAACAAGGCCATCATAGCTGCTGTTGATAGTGCGGCCAGTCACAATGGCACTGCCCGTGTAGAAAGTGTCGCCGCTGGTGTCACCCTCGGGGTAAAGGTTCAGAGTGACCTCAGTGCCGATGGTCAAAGCGCCCTGGCCGGTCGTGTCAGTCTCGTCCCACAGCACGTCAACAGTGCCAGTGTAGTTGGTCAGAGAAGACTTGTAAGTGCGAGCCGTGTCGCCCATGCTGGTGTCTTCAAGCGTATCAGCCGTTTCCTCAATCGAGAAAGAACGGATTTCCGCAATCGCGTCGGAACCGACCTTAACGGTCCCCTCGCTGCCGGTATGTGTAGCCATAGGAGCCTCCTGTTATCTGGCCGTTTCCACGTCCCCGATAGTCGTAACATATCGGACATCGTAAGTTAAGCGAGCGATGCCAACAGGCGTGTCGCTCTCACCGCTGAAGTCAATCTCCGTCGATTGCAAAACAGCAGTCTTTGCAAGGCCGTTGACATCAAAGTCACCAGCTATTGCCTCTTCGACCTGAACGGCCAAAGCGTCCACGTCATCATCAAAGCTATCCGTCACGGAGATGTAGCAGTCCACAAAGATCGTTACCGTGCGGTCTAACGTCTTCGCGCCCATCGCCATCAAGCCAGACGACTCAGAGCCTGTGAGAACCGTCAGGGCGGGCAAGTTGTCAGCCGATAGGGGATAGACCCGAGACTTGTATACACGGCCACTCACGATCGTCACAGCGCCCGTCAGGACCGATCCAACCCTGTCCCTAATCTGAGTGCGGACATGCGCCACTAGCTTTTCTCCAGTTGCAGTGTCGTCACACCAGTTCCGTCATGCACCCAAGCCTTAATGGCATACGTCACGCCGCTGATGACGATTGGCTGATCTTCAGCGACGGAAGGCACATCAACAGTGCGGCAAGTAAAGCGAGGCTGCTCCTGATGCACCTGAGCAAACCCACCCGCTTCGACAGGCACAGTTTCATTGTCAAAGATACCCTGAATGGTTCCGCCATCATAGGTGGCCGCAACCGCGAAATCATTTAAGTCCAAAAGGAAAAGGATGTCATTATTCAGGCTGATCGTCATCTTTGACTTCCTTAGCGGGGTCATACTTTTCAGCATAGCCGCGCGAAATCAGCTTATCCGCAATGTCTGCCGGAACATCATGGACGCCGCCAGACTTGTGGCCCTGCCCGTTCCAGCTTGCCTTCTTGAGCAGCTTAATCTTCATGCTTCTTCCTCCGACCGCGCTTCTTCGGAGCCGGAACAGTGCTTTCCTCCAGCCCCACGGAACGGTCCTGCTTGTCTTCTTTCGGAGCAGGCGCGGTATACTCGATACGGCCCATTGCAGTAAGCGCACGGGCCTCGTCAGCGGCGATGTTGATGACATCACCAGCTTGGCGGCGACCGCCCGCTGCGAAACAAGACTTCAAGACAACATAAGGCATAGGTTTCTCCTCAGAGGGTGTGGTCGAGCCACGATTGGTATGGCTCGACCACTTTAGCATTACACGCCGTCGTTGTTGACCGCGAAGGACACAGCGTGGCGAACCGCAACATCAACAGTTTGCAGGGCGACGATACGAACCGTGCCGCTGGTGCTGTTGGTGTAGGGGTCAACCGTGATGTCCAGGCCGCCATACATGCCGATCAGCAGGTCGCTGAAGTTACCGAAGTAAAGATCACCAGCGGTAACTTGGTTCGACACGATGGAGCGGTAGCCGTTGATGGTGCCGCCAGGCTCAACGACGAACTGACCGGAACCGGAGTCCTTAACAGTCGTCTTCAGAGCGCCATACATGGAAGCAGGCAGGATGTAGCTCAGGTTGCCCATGAGGGCGTTGTCCTCAGCCACGGCGGTTTCCATCGCCACCACTTCGGCGAAGGTCGGGTTGGCGGCAGCAAACGCAGTCGGAGCATTGATGCCCGACGTGTTCTTGATGCCGGTCGGCGCACCGCTGGTGCCGTCGCCCTGAAGCGCACCGTTGTCAATCGCCAGAGCCAGAGCGGTCGAAAGGTCGTTGCGGACCAGTGCCTCAATGTCGAGGCTCGACTGCATCATCATCAGGCGAGTGATGTCGGTGAACGCGCCAAGGGTCTTGGGCGACATGGTGACTTGGCCGAAGGTCGGCTCCGACTCAGAGGCGTCACCGCCCTCAGTCGAAATCCAGCCCGCCTGCGAAGCAGTGGACTTCTTCGGAATCTTCACGTCACCAACCAGGCCGGTCAGCATGGTTGCGCCAGCCTGCATCACCGACGAAGCGTTGCGCAGAACGTCGATGAAGTCACCTGCGCGATAGTCCTCAGCAACCATTGCCGAGTCATCGGAGGTGTTCAGGTCACGCTGGCCCCACGAGCGCAGAACGTCCGTCGGGATGTAAAGGCCTTGCGGGTCAACACCAGCTTGGCGAGCGGCTTCGGCAGAAGCCTCAAACTCACCGCGAGCAGCATCAGCCGCCTTGCGGTCGCTGGGGTTTGCCATCGCGCGGATCGCACGCATCAGCGAGAAGTTCTGGACTTCCTTGCGCTCCATGCCGATGTCGCTCTCGTCCAGCGGCTTGTTGCCGATAGCTTCCAGCAGATCGCCACGGAAAGCGGCGAGGTCTTTGCCTTCGGCAATGGCCTTGTCCGCAAGGTCGCGCTGATTGTGCTTGGCCGCGAGACGATACATCTCGGCGGTGTCTTTGGCAGCGGCGCGGGCAGCTTCGGCCTTCACCGCGTCCACATCAACGGTATTTTCATCCGTCATGGTAGTCTCCTTTTCGGGAGTTGAGGGTTTACGGGTTTGAAGGTCGTCATCTGCGTTGCGCCCCACGCCCACTGTCCGGTCGGCGGGAATGCTCACGACAGAAACTTCCATTGGCATCCAGCCCTTCACGCGGTAGGATTCCTTGCCTTCGCGCTCAAGCTGAGCTTTGGTCAGGTCATACCCGACCGAGATGTTGCCGCGAATGCCGTCAACAACATCTTCAAACACGTCTTTGGCAAGCCCGTTCCTTCCGAAACGAACCGTCGCCCGCAACCTACGGGCCGAGCCGTCCAACGCGATTGATTCAACCACACCGATTTGCTGTCGTGGATCGTGGTCCAGCAGCAAAGGTGCGCGGCCACTGTTCAGGAAGTCCAGATCAATGCTGCCTTCCGAGTGGTCCAGAATTTCCATGCCGAAGCTGCGCTCAACAGGTTCTTCGCTTGAAACAGCGATGCGAACCCGGCGGCTGTCTTCGTCAATCGCCTCGTCACCAATGCTGGTGGCGCGATATTCAATCTTGGGGGTGGCAGAACGCTTGCCGACCTTGCGAAGCTCACTGAAGCGATGGCCGACCATGACGCCCGATGCTTCCCAGCCTTCTTCGCCTTCGCGGTAGACTTCAATCAGCGCGGCTGGATCATCAGCCTCGCCGTTGATCGTGAAGTCGCTGTCGGGAACATCAATCTGCCCGTCGCGTTCAATCCGCTCAATCTGGCCGTATGCTTCGCCGCCGCTTGAGTCCCATTCGACCCAATCGCCCACCGAAAGCTCGTCTGGCTCTGCCCGCGTTTCTTCAGCCATATCATCCTCGCTGGTTTGCGGCATTATGCCATCACTGTTGCTTTCTTGCAACTGCGACCGCTCGCCCGTTGCTTCCTCGAACTCCAAGGGGCTGAAGTTATTGTCATCCAGCCAAGCACGGGCAGCAGCAGGCGTGAAAAGTTCACGGTCAAACCGGATGGATTGAAGCTCACTGCTTCCGTCCTTCAGGCCGTAGATGTAATCAACCCCGTCCTGCGGCACATCATTCTCGCGGCGGAAGTCGTCGTATTGATCTGGGTCTTGAATGCGGGCAGCGTGTTCGTTTGGATATGGGCGCTGCTCCCATGAACGCTCTTCATCAGCCCTCAACTTCTCTACTATTTTGCGGGACCAAGAAAATCCCGCATCGCCGCCCCAAAGTGCGTGCGCAATTCTTCCCGCAGATGGATAGCCGTCCTCGCCGGGGCTGAACCCTTCAGCTTCCTTGTTGTCCTCATGGCGGCTGAAAAAACTGAACATGCGCTTGACGGTTTCTTCCGAAAGGTTCCGTCCGTTCACGATGTCACGCGCACGAGCGACCCCAACCTCGGTGCCGCCACGGTCGTATTCCTCGCGCCAGTCAAGGCCACGTCGTGCCTCCTCTTTCATGCCCTCTGTCGGCTTATACGACTCCGCCATCTTCGCCTCCGTCAATGTCTGCCGGGACCGGCTGCTTTTCGCCAAACGGCTCATACGCCATCGCCAGTCCGTAACGATCAGCCGTTTCCTTGTCCCGCTGGATTTGGCTAAACGTCTCTTCAGCATCGCGGCCATAGTTGGCAGCAATGTCGGTGTGGCTCAGAATGCCGTTCTGCAATCCGGTCACAGCCGCATTCATTTCCTTCTGCGGATCAACCCACTGGAAGCCACGGGCGCGGAACGAATAGTCCTCAGTGAACTTCTCAAACTTGCCGGGGCCGTTGATCGGAATCAACGCCATATCCATTACATGATCAAGCCAGACCCGATATAGCGGGTCCATTACATGCTCAATCATGAAAGCGTGAAGCGAGCGGTAAAAGTCCCGCTCTTCAAGCGCACCCTGCCGGATCGAAGAATAGCTAGTGTTTTCTAGGTCGTTCGCCAGTGAGGTGTAGCTAACGCCCAGACCGCCAGCGATGCCGCGCAGAATGGACTTCTCAAAGTCCGCAAACGCGCTTGTCGGATGGTTTGGCTCAAACGCTTGAAACTCGACACCAGCAGGCAACTGGTGAAACGTGCCAGCCTCCGCGTCATAGATCGGCGTATAATCATCCTCGTAATCATCCGCCGTGTAGCCATCACCGCTAGGCGACGTGAAGAAACCCATCTTGGAGGCCGCAGTCCGAGCCGCCACAAGCTCAGCTTCGCGGTAGCCATGCAGCATCTTCAGCGCCAAGATCGCGGCAGTCGGCCACGGAACACCGCGTGTCTGCCCAGCCCGAGACGGCTTGAAGACGTGGATCACCTCGTCAGCAGGCATACGAATGCGCTTCTGCCCCTTGGCAAGCGTGGTGTAGTCGTAATCGCCAGGATGCGAGGTCAGGACGTGATACGCGACCGGCCTGCGGTATTCATCAAGTTCCACACCCATGCGGACCTGATTGCCATTGCGATACCGCTCGTTCATTTCGTCATCAATGCGGTCAGGCTCGATGATCTGCAAAGCAATCTGGTGCCGGAAGGTCGGCCCACGAACAATGCGCAAGAAGACCTCGCCATCACGGGCCATGCCTGTGATGATGTGATTCTGCAAGTCCAGCATACTCATTTGACCGTCAACCGTTGGCCCGCCCAAGCGGCTGAACTCCGCCCATGCGCTCTCAATGATACGGTTGCCGCCACGGTCAATGGTGCCGTCAGGGTTACGGGCCTTGACTTGCAGCTTCATCCCCCGCTCACCCACGACATTCGTGCGTAGAAGATGAAGATACCGCTGGAAGTATTCGTTGTTGCGCTCTAGGTCGCGTGAGCGGTTGCGCAGGTCAGGCAGCGCCCACCGGATTTCACTGTCCGCGCTCCTGTCACCGGGACGGAAGTCAGCGAAAAGCCGCCCCTTTCCGGCGGCGGCATACATGCGCTTGCGCTGCGGCTTCGGGGTCCGCTTGAATAGGTCCAAAATGCCCATTTAGCTAAACCTCACTTTGACCGTTGAGCCGCTCGGCTTGCCGCGTTTGATACGCTCCTTGACCTTTTCCTGCTGAAGCTCACGACGATACACGTCACGCGCCGAAATCAGCTCCTCAAAGGTCATTTTCGTCAAAGAGCGACCAGCGATACTATAGTTGCTAACATCCGAGTCCGCCTTGCCTTCAAGGATGGATTGGATTTTCGTGACCATGATCTCCGCATGAGTTCGCGGGTCGGCCTGATTGATGTCCAAGTCAACAATGGCATCAAACGCGCCACGATCCACCACGAGGCGGTCGCCCGTTGCCGTCTTCGTGATCTCAAGCTGCCAGTGATAATACCCCGGCTCAAACTCAGCAGTCGTGGTGCTATCAGCCGTGAAAAGATACGTTCCACCACTTTCTGTCGCGGCCAGCTTGATTTCGTTTGACCCGCCACCCGTAATTCTGGCAACGTATTCAGCAGAGAAATCAGCAGGCGGATAATCAGCGACAAGATCGCTCCGCTTCCATTGAAGGAAATCGCCCACGACAATCTCAAGAGGCTCGCCTTCAGGAGCGTTGTCTGGGTCAAATAGATTCGCCATCACTTGTATCCGTGGACGAAGCTGTTGCGCTTAGGCATCACTCGCCGCTTTTTGGGTGGACCAGTCCGTTCTGCGGATTGTAACTTATTTTGGGCCTGTTTGTAAACAGCCTCAAGGTTTACGTTCAGCAAAGCAAGCGCCGCTGTCGCATAAACGCGGCAGTCAAGCGCCTCGTTCCGCGTCCGCACCTTAACCCATTCCTTTTTCGGCCTGCCTCGAAAATACTTGGTGATCCGCTTTTCAGCCGTCAACATCCTGAAGTATTCCTCGTCCCGATCTAGCGGGAAGTGGCAATAGCCCTCGCCAGGCTCAATCATCTTCAGACGCGCATAGACAAGCTCTTTCGCCGTGTCCGTGCCGACCGGGAACAAGTTGATCTTGCCAATATTGTTCTTGCTCGGCCTGCCAATGATCGGCTTGGCATCGCCGCCGATACCCTTAATGGCAAAGACCCGCTTGCCAGCCCGTGTCTTAGCGTAATTGTAGACCTGCTGCGTGTAGTGACCACCAGAGTCAATGCAGGCCGATCTTAGCGTCATCTGTCCCTGCGTCGGATGCTCATACGAGCGGAAAAGCTCCTCATCCAGTCGCATCCAGAGATCAGCCGTGGACGGATCGCCGTAGATCGCGCGATAGTCAATAGACCAGCTTTCTTCGCCGCGCCCCCATGCGACCACCTCGTATTCCAAACGGTCATCCTGCACGTCAATTCCTGCCGTGAGGACCAGCGCCTCCTCGGGCAGCTCGCCGCCCCAGTCTTCTCGACGGTCCAGAAGGTCATGCTCGTCCACTTGCTCGCCCTGCTCTTCCCAGCTTTCGCCAAGAAAGGTGTTCACCCAGGTCTTCAGCCGCATCGGATCGCGTTTGGCGGCAAGAAAGTCCCTCACAGTGTCTTCAAGCGGCGTCCAGGGCGAATAAAGGCCGCTCAAGTGGAAACCAGCCGTCTTACCGTCGCCTTCCGCTGTGGCCTTCCATCGCCCATATCGAATGGCCTGAAACCGCTTTGCATCCGTCCAGCAACTTCCGCAATGCTCGCAAGTGTATTCAGCCGTATGAGGCTGGCCCTCCTGCCATCGAACATTCGCCCATTGAAGCACCTGAAGCTCGCCGCAGTCTGGGCAAGGAACAAAATACTTGCGCTTGTCGCTTTCCTCGTAAGCCTGCTCAATCCGGCTGGCCCCCTTTTCCGTCGGAGTGCTAACGAGGATGATCTTCCGGTTCCAGAACGTCGCAGAACGCCGCTTCGCCAAGCCCACAGGATCGCCTTCACTACCAGCGGAAAGCGGATAGCGGTCAACCTCATCGCACAGAATGATGCGACATGGCCGAGACGCCAGAGAAGATGGGCTGTTGGCACCACAAGCTGTCACATGCCCGCCCGCAAAGACCTTATGCAGCGTTGTGTTGCCGCTGTCCCGGCTCCGAGGGTCTTTGATCTTGCTGGACAAGGCCGGAGTGTCCCGAATAGCTGGTGCTAGGCGGTCTTTCGACCATGTTTGTGCCATTTCCAGCGTCGGTTGCACCACAAGCATTGGCGCAGGGTCTTGGTGGATGTGAAAACCCACTACATTGTTGATAAGCTCGGTCTTGCCGATCTGAGCGCCGGTCATAAGCACGACATTTTCAATCTCAGGGTCAGAAACCGCGTCCATCATGCCGCGCTGGTATTCCGCACGGCTTGTTGACCACCGGCCAGCTTCAGCACTGCTCTCACTAGAAAGCTGGCGATAGGTATCCGCCCATTCGCTGACGGTCAGCTTCGGAGGCGGCTTCAGAGACTTGGAAGCGGCCTGCCGAAGTCGGGCCTCAAGCCTCTTCTTCTGTGTCTGCCGCGTCGAGTCCGACCAGATCATTCAATGCCTCTGTTATTGACTGCTCCAAAAGCCCCTGAACCTCCTTCACGGTCGCGCAGGCATGGGCTTCAGGCGCTACCTTCGTTGGGACAGCAAGCAATTTTGTCCTAACCTTGGTAAACTGCTTCTCAATCGCCCCCGCAACGTCTTCAATGTAGACCAGTGCGCCGCGCTGGACCTCATTCTCCATTTCCTTGGCGTCAGCTTGCTCTTTTGCCAGCCTTGCCCGCTCTTCGCCAAGGTCTAGCTCGCCATTGGCGGCTCGGCCTGCTGCGGTTTCGCGCAGCTTTGTGATGTATGCTTGGCGGCAAACGTCTAAGTCGTATTGGCCTCGGCCCTGACGTTCAATAACTCCATCATTGATGAGGTCTTGAACATACTTGGCACTGACGCCAATGTGCTTTGCGACTTCGTTTATAGTTGCCACTTTGCATCTCCTGAACGGCCAGTGAAGCCGTGCCGTATCTCGCCCTGCTTACGAGCGATTATAGCAGCAGTTTTGCATCGGAATGAACCCAGTTTCTTTATCGTGCCATTTATGCCGATCTGAGCGCGCCAGCATTTTGTTCGCCCCTTCTCGTGTATGATCCCGGGATAGCCATGCTTGCAGTTCTTATAGGGGTTTTTATTGCGCAGGTTTTCTGATTGCGTGACTAGGCGCAGATTTTCAATTCTGTTGTTTGATGGATTGCCATCAATGTGGTCAATCTCAAGGTGCGGATCAGGCAGTTCGTTGTGATATAGCGCCCAAGCAACTCGGTGGCCTTGGCACCATTGGCCGTTTATGTAGAAACCAACGTATCCTTGTCCATTATAACCAAGTGGGCTTTGCTTCCCAACTCTTTTTAGCTGACCAGTTATGCTGTCGTAATCAATCTTCTTGCGAAGAGCATCAAGTGGCGGTAATTGTCTTGCTGTCATGGCTTTCTCCTTGAGCTGTGGCCGCGCCGAGGGCGATTGGTGGTCGCGCCTCGGCACCTCATCCTTACTCCGCATTCTGGGTTAAGGCAACAGCAACCCCCTTGTGACATTTCTGCAACTAAAAATCATCAGCCGCGCGAACTACCCGCGAGCGGTTGCTTTTCAAAGGACCCGTTGTTCCAGCCATGCCGTGTCATAGGGCTGGCATAGGCCGAAAGAGGCCATGGGTGGGCCGTGTATAGGCCGTTTCGGATTGTCATGGGGGTAAGGTGCGGAGGCGCGTGTAACGCGCGTGTGCGGCGCTATTTATGCGGCATAAGAAAAGGCCCGCGCAACGGCGGGCCTAGTGCTGGCATGGCAAACAAGCGGGGGTTATGCGAGACTCTGCGCTACGTCGCGCCAACGGTCGTGCAGTTGCAGTAGGTTAGCAATGTCCTCGCTCACGTCGAATTGGTCGCGCGGGCTTCCAAGCTCGGCCTGTTTCCATTCCCCGTTAGGCTCAGCAATCCGCAGCGAGAACTGGTGGCGTGGCAGAATCGTGCCTGGGCCAAAGTTCCGACGGAGCCATTTAAGGTCGGCTTGATACTGACGCCAAGCGGCAGCGACGCCGCGCCCCGTCAGCGGCCAGCTCTTTTCGACTGCCTCCGAGGCGCTTTGGTCGGTGTCAACAATGCGGTGGTGTAGGTAGATACGGGTCATCTGTCTGACTCCTGTTTAGCGGTGAGTTGATATTGCGTCTTAGATGAATGGCATAGCGGCGAGCATGGTGGCCAGTGCCGTGGCGTTGATGATGTATTCAATGTTCATTTTGCACTCGCAATCAAATTGTGTTGCCCATTGAGCAGGTGTTCCGGTGCTGGCTTACCAATGGCTTGCCATGCGTAAATATGGTCAGTCACTCGGTTATAGGCCTCTGCCAAGTGCTTGGACGCGATTGCGCCATTCCAGAGGCGCTCGCCCTCTTTCAAATGCGTATAACAGTTTAGAAACGCGCTATCCGGAGCGCCTTCTTTCCGGAGTAAATTGCGCACGCATTCCAGCCAGTCAGTGCCGGTGACTGTAAATGCCTGAATGCCTTTGTTGTGCTTCAAGCGGATTGTATAGGTCTCGATTGTCATATTTCTAATTCCTTTGTTGATACATTGGCGCGGGATTGCACCGCTAGGCGCATGGGGCTTGCCATGCGCCCGCGTTGGAATCCCTAGGCGGTTAGATATAATTCAAGCGCCTCATTAAAACGAAAGCCGCAAGCTACGTCACAACCTAAATCATAAACTTCTTGCCTTGAAAGCCCGCAAGCCCTTGCCCTTTCAATTTCTTGGCAAGTCATAGGGCAATCAATGTGGCCGTAAAAAGCAAAATCGCTTAAAATGTCGGCTACGTTGTATTCCATTTTCTTTCCTTTCACATTGCCAGAAGAACAAGGCAAGGCGCGACGATGCAAGCCAAGCCGATTGAGTCGATTGCAAGTTTAAGCATGACGCGCCCCCGCTTCAAAGCCGTCAATATAGGCGTTGAGAACGTCATAAAACTGACCTTTAGGCAGGCGGGGGCCAATAGCATGGCAACCGCCGCCTTGGGCCATGCGTTCAAGACGCGGCTGGCCATAATCATAATTTATCAGATATGTTCCGACATTGGCTATAAGGCGGCCATTTTCGTCGCGCCCCTTGTAAGGATCAAGCGGCTGGCCCGCTATGTCGTTTAGCAGCTCAACCCGCATTTCAAGCATTTTCTTTGTAACTCGCATTTTCTTTCCCTTTCTTTGATACATCCCCGACGACCGCCGGGCATGGAAAGCACCTAACAAGCCGGAAAACCGCTTTCAAGCATTTTTTGCCGCCTGGACGCAAAAAACTTGAAAAACACAACATATTGATGCCGCGATGCAGCATGACGCGCTGCGGCGCGGAATTTGCACCGACCGACCCCTCCGATGGAAAAGCTCACCCCTCCGATGGAAAAGCTCAGGGTCGCGCCATGACCCCTCCG